CATATAACAAAGAGGGCGATTAATTCCTCTGAGCTAGGCTGCCGTTGGTATGGCGACAAGATTCAACATAGGTGGGAAACCAAAAAAGTATCCCATGGTTAAATCCTCGCCGGCGGCAACGTACATCTGAAAGGCATTTTGGAGAGCCGTGTGACTACCAATAATGTGAAATCCATCAGCGAATGCACAGTCTTTTGTGTCTCGTCCACTCGAACCAGGTACAAACCTGCGGTTCGAGTAAAACGGCACTTCGAATTCAAGGGTCGCATTGACCCCCACTTCAGTAATTGCTTGGCCTGCCATAGCTTCTTGAAAGGCTATGAGGCCTGTTCGTGGTTTTCTGTTAGCACCAGGCTGTATGTCAATTAGAGCAGGGGCAAGGTAACCCGTGTTTGCTACTCGATTAACACTAATTTGGCCGGCAGGAACAGACGATGAACTCTCGGTGGGAACGTACTTCCACCTAGTGGAGCCTCGTAATACAGCAAAAGCTGGTCGAAAATATGAAATATAAGAGTGGCCAACGTAATTAATATCGGGCGGTATAGATCCCAAGGTCTTATGTACAACATGACGGCCGTACATGAACATCAAAGGATACAAAGCATGAGATAGCTTTGCAAGATCACCTGTGACGTATCCAATCGGTATGGGATCGTTAAACAAATAAGGTGTGTAACGTTTTAACAAAGAACGAATAGAAAAGATCTGTTCGCCTACGTAAATGTTGGGGGCTTCAGATAGTCTTCCCTTGACCGACACATCAAATGTCGGCCAACTATCTATAACCCCCGTTGGCGCGGGTTCAATACCACCCATAGGCACAATCTGTGCGTCTTCTTCAGGTGGCAATGTATAGCAGTAGCTGTTCAAACGGTTATTCGGTACGAAAAGGCGAAAATCCTCGCAAGCCTTAATGCTTACGAGTATGTCGACCTTAGGTACTGTTGCAGAATTTAAAGCAACCAGTCGGTTGATAACATAAACCGAAATAACGCCGTTGCCTATGCCATTGCTCAAAACGACGTCGCTCGAGTCGACGGCACCAGGGTTGATGTTCGCGCTTGTGATTGGTATCATATCAGAATGTCCTCCATATGCTAAAGGGAAATCCTGATCGCTTCCATAAACACCAGGTATGTAGTGCTTGCGCAGCGCTTGGGCTTGCGAAGGCCCAACCCGTATAGTAAACTTACGGTGTTCAGAAATGTCAATGATTTGCTGGTAAGCGGTGTTGGCCTCATATGTTGGTGAGGCTTGATGAGGGTCGTAAACAACGCCCAACCGGCCACGATGGAACGCAGACGCCACTACTTCAAAAGTAAGTTCCAATGACCCAGTCCAAAAGTCGAAAGGTAAGGTGACGCCACAGCAGGCTGGCATATAGATCTTACCATTAGTGCTATGATTAACACAAGGATCGACCAAAGTGCTAAATAGCCTGTGATCGCGGTCATCAGAACCGTTCCACTCAAATGAGGCGTACAGCGAATCGACGCTAGCGATATTGTTAATGGCTAGACAATCTTTGCCATCGCAATTCCAAAGCTTTGGGTCTATGCTAACCTCTTGCTTGGGGTCCAACGTAAGTTTAAGCGAACCGTCTTGGCCCTCCGTAGTGGCAAGACTATATATGGGCCGAGGTTGCATCCGGTTGGGCTCCTCTAAGTCATTGGGCTTTGAGAACCCGAACAACTTGGCTATTGAACCAATAGCACCGGAGGCTATTTCAGTGGCACGGGCATAAGAGCCGATATACGGTACAGAAGTGAGTGGACTGGCGATGTTTCGCACTGTGGCCATAAGGTT